ATCTATAATGAAACAACAGGCAATCTTTACAAAGGTAAAGAAGGCGTAATTGTTGTTCCTTGTCTGTACATCAATACATTTAATGAATGGAAAGATAGAGGAGATAGTCCAGGTCGTCCTGTAGGAATACATACAGATCCGTCTGTTATGGCACAAACTTCTAGAGGAGATGACTTCAAGGATAGATTACCAAATGGTAATTATATAGAAGACACTGGTAATCATTTTGTTTACATATTGGATAAAGATTATAATCCAATTGAAACAGCGTTGATTGCTATGAAGTCTACTCAAAAGAAAAAATCTAAAACTTGGAATTCTATGATTCAAAGTAGAAGACTACAAGGTAAGAAAGGTTTCTTTTGTCCGCCATCATGGGCAACTAGCTATAAATTAACTACAACTAAAGAATCTAATTCTGGCAATAGCTGGTATGGTTGGATCGTAGAGTTTGATAAATACTTAAATGATCCTAAGTACGGTAAAGTGTTAGAGATAACTAAAGCATTTTATGAAAGTGCTATGAAGTCAGATATCTTTGGTAAAGTTGATTTTGGCAAAGAAGAATCTCAACAAATTAAACAAGACTCTGAATCGGTTCCTTTCTAATGATCGCATCACAGTTATTAGAACTGTTTGAAGGCGATTCAAGTCAACATCTTCTGGTCACCCTAACTGGTGACCAGAAAGATAGTGGCAAAAGAAATGCCGAATATAAAACTGTATATAGTGCAGTAACGGCGGAGCTTTGGCAAAAGCATTTAAACGGAGAAATTATTATTGGTGTAAAACCAGAATTAAATGACAAAGCAAAATGGGGTTGTATTGATGTAGACCCTAGTAGTTATAAAGATTTTAAATCAAAGAAATTTGTAAATATTATTCAAGAATATAAATTACCATTAGTACCAGTTAAATCTAAATCTGGAGGCTTACATATATTTTTATTTTTAAAAGATTGGTCAACAGTAAAACAAATTAGAGAAGTTTTAGATAAATGGAATTCTAAATTCTTTATGAGCAAAGAAGTATTTCCTTGTAACAAATCTGTTGGAATGCCTTACCATAAATCAGAAAGAGCTGTTGAATATGCATACTCAGATAATAACGAAGCATTACTAGTTGGTGGTTTTATAGAAGAAGCATTTAAGAAAAGAAGTTCTATTGATGATCTGTTAAAATTTAAAACTGATGATTACGAACCAGAAGAAGGTTACAAAGAATTCCCACCTTGTATTCAAAAACTATTAAATGATAAGTGGACTGGAGATAATAGAAATAATATTTTATTTAATGCTGCAGTCCTTGAGATGAAAAAATCTGAAGGTCATATAGATAAGAAAGCTTTAAAAGAAATTCTTCTTGAAAGAAATCAACAGATGTTCGCTGAGCCATTAACAGAAAAAGAAATTGTAGGCACAGTATTAAATTCAGTATTTAAAAATAATTATACATATAAGTGTCCACCTAAACATGGATATATGACACCAATCTGTAACAAAGATTTATGTAGATTAAGAAAACTTGGAATAGGTGCTCAAGCACCAGATATTATAGATGAATTTTCTGATGTTGAACAAATCAAAGATATGAAGACTACTTATTATACTTTTAAATATAAAGAGATACCAATGACTTTTGCATCAATAGATTTAATAGATGAGAAGTCTTTTAGAACCAGAATGATGGATTATGGAATATTCTGGATGACATTACCTAAACCTAAAAAAGGCCCACCACCATTTGAAATGTTAATGGCAGCACTTATTGCAAATTCAAAACCAAGTGAGAAGGTTAAATACGAAGATACATTAGCAGATGTTAGATATTCAGTATTAAAAGAATTCTTTGAAAAATACATGGTATTAGATGATTTTGAAAAATTAAAAGATGGATACATTGTTAGAGAAGAAGAGAATGACCAAGATTATTGTTACTTTAAAAAGAATACATTAGATGGCTTTATTAAAAAATTATCAGGGAAGATATTCTCTAATTCATTAGAAGCAATCACGCTATTGGGTTGTGAAAAATTAGATTACTACAAAGGAGAAAAGAATATATGGAAAGTTGCTTTACCTGATTTTACAAAAAAAGAAAAACGAACAGAACCAACAGTACAAAATAAACAAGGAAACTTAACGGAGTTAGATGACGCTTACCACGCACAGCAGTTTAGAGCACCAAAATAGTATTAGAAATAAAACTATTAAGTATTATGGCCCACCAGGAACGGGTAAAACAAATACATTGGTTCAAGAAATATTAACAGATGCTTTAGCTAAAGGAATTAGACCACAAGATATTGCGTTTATTTCTTTTACTAATAAAGCAGTTAATACTGCAGTAGATAGAGCATTATCTACATTTTCTCAATATACATTAAAAGATTTTCAAAGATTCAAGACACTTCATAAATACTGTAAGAAATATTTTACAATGGAAATATTTGATCCACAAAGATGTATGATTGATTTTGCATTAGAGAATCAAATTATTAAAAGTTCAGATTCAAGATTAGACGATGATTCATTTGTATATAAGGACTGGTCTTTACATATTTATGATAAAGCAAGAAACATGATGAAGCCTGTAGAGGAGATTTATCGTAATGAAACTTATAAGAGAGAATCGTTAGATTTGTTATTAAGAAAAGTAAAAGCATATAACAAATATAAAAGAGATGGTGCAACTCAATACATGGACTTTACCGACATGATTGAGAAAACAATTGATGAAGTAAACTTTCCACCATTAGAGATACTTATATTAGATGAAGCACAAGATTTTACACCATTACAATGGTCTGTTGTTTATAAGATGGCAGATAATGCTAATAAAATATATTTAGCTGGGGATGATGATCAAGCAATCTATAGATGGAATGGGTCTGATCATAAATACTTTACAACATATTTTCCTGGCGAAAAGAAAGTATTAACGCAAACAAGACGATTTGGAAAAGAAATACACAGATTTTCTAAAATAGTTAGAAAAGGAATATTAGATAGTGAGCCAAAAGAATTCCTACCAAATCCAGATGTTCAAGATAGTGTACATCGTTACATATCTTTTGGGGATATAGATTTTAATAAATATAAAGGTAGTTGGTATATATTAGGTAGAATAAGAACTACTGTTAATGAACTTAGAATGATGGCTAAAGATAAAGGATTATACTTTATGGATAACAAAGGTAATAAATCTTTTACAGCAAATAAATGGAAAGCTATTAGAAGCTGGACAAAATTATCTAATAATAAAACTATATCTAAAGAAGAAGCTATTAATATGTATAAGTATGTTAGAGCATTATCTAATGATTTATATAGAAAGAAAGAGTTTTGGGATCAACAGGAAAACCATAAAGAATATAGTTTTGAAGATTTAAAAGCATGGTGTGGTTTAACTTTAAAAGATGAAATTAAATCTCAGGAATGGTGGCATGCATTAAAAAGAAATATTAAGCCAACAGAGATAACTTACGTAAAAATTCTATTACAGAAATATGGACAAGATCAATTAGATAATGATCCTACAATCATTATAGATACTGTTCACTCTGTAAAAGGAGGGGAAGCAGATAATGTTTTAGTTTATTTTAAAGCTGATTATGCATCTCAATACCAAAACAAAACAAACGTAGAAAAGATGGACGAAAAAAGAGTAGTCTATGTTGCAGTAACTAGAGCTAAGTATTCATTACATTTATTAAGCTCTGATTACAAATACAACTATCCAATAGGGGAAGACTATTTAACTTACATAGAGGAAAAAAGAAATGAGCAATAAAACGTTTTTTAAACAAGTAGGAGGATCTCATTATAAAGAAATGAAGATACAGCCTTCTAAATTTATAAATGAAAATAATTTACCATTTGCAGAAGGCAATGCAATCAAGTATATATGCAGACATAAACTTAAGAATAAAAAAGAAGATCTTCTTAAAGCAATCCATTACATAGAAATGATAATAGAAAGAGATTACAATGACTAGTTTACAATATTCATTAACATTTAAAAAAAGTATTTGGTTATGTCCTTCTGAGTATAAGGATTTATCTAACGCTACTGAAATAGCAATTGACTTAGAAACTAGAGATGATGGTATAAGTGAAGGTCTAGGTGCTGGTTGGGCTATTGGTAAAGGCTATGTAATAGGTTTTGCTGTCGCTGTTGAAGGATGGCAAGGTTATTATCCATTTAAACATTTTGGTGGTGGTAATATGATACCTACACAAGTTATTAGCTACATGAAAGAAATATGTGCATTACCTTGTAGAAAAATATTCCATAATGCTCAATACGATTTAGGTTGGTTACAATCTATGGGTATTCAAGTTAATGGAGAAATTGTGGATACAATGGTTGCAGCAGCAATCGTTGATGAAAATAGATGGGCATATAATCTAAACTCATTGGCTAAAGATTATCTAGGCGAGATTAAAGCTGAAACTGATTTAAAAGAAGCTGCTAAAGACCATGGCATTGATCCTAAAGCTGAGATGTGGAAGTTACCAGCAGAGCATGTTGGGTTTTACGCTGAACAAGATGCACGGCTCACGCTTAAACTATGGGGATTTCTAAAAAATGAAATCATTAAACAAAACTTAACTACGATTTGGGAAATGGAATCTAAACTACTTCCTATTCTAATTAAGATGAGACAAAAAGGAATTAGAGTAGATGTAGATAAAGCTCAAAGACTTATTAAAGAATTTGAAGCACAAGAAAAAGAAACTTTAATTAAGATAAAACAAATAGCAGGTAAAGATATAGATATCTGGGCGGCAAGACAAATAGCAGAAGCCTTTGATAAATTAAAGATAGCTTATCCTAGAACTGCTAAAAGTGATGAGCCTAGCTTTACACAAAACTGGTTAACTAATTGTCCTCATGAAATAGCTAAACTTATTGTTAGAGCTAGAGAGATAAATAAATTTCATGGAACTTTCTTACAAAGTATTATGAGATACCAAGTTAAAGGAAGAATACATGCCGAGATTAATCAATTGAGATCAGACTCAGGTGGAACTGTATCTGGACGTATCTCTATGTCTAATCCAAATCTACAACAAATTCCTGCACGTAATAAAGATTTTGGCCCTAAGATTAGATCTTTATTCTTACCTGATGAAGATTGTAAGTGGGGAGCATTTGATTACTCACAACAAGAGCCAAGAATGGTTGTGCACTATGCAGCTTCAGTTGGTTATGAAGGATCACAAGAACTTATTAAAGCATATGAAAATGCTTCAGCAGACTTTCACCAAACAGTTGCTGATATGATAGGTATAGATCGTTCACAAGCTAAAACAATTGGCTTAGGTTTAATGTATGGAATGGGTAATACCAAACTTGCAACATCTTTAGGATTATCTGAGCAAGAAGCTAAAGAGATAATTGTTAAATACAATAAGAAAGTTCCATTCGTTAAAAAACTTATTAATCTTTGTATGGATAAGGCATCTAAAGAAGGTGCTATTAGAACTAAGAAAGGTCGTAAGTGTAGATTTGATAGATGGGAACCTAAAGATTGGGTAATGGTAAATTCTGAAACCTTTGAAACAGCTATTGCTAAATTTGGTGGACAAGAAAATATCAAGAGAGCTGGAACATACAAAGCTTTAAATAGATTGATACAGGGTTCTGCAGCCGATCAAACTAAACAAGCTGTTATTGATTGTCATGAAGCAGGACATACTCCACTATTACAGATCCATGATGAATTATGTTTTAACATCAAAGATGAAGTTAAAGATGTTAAAGTAATTAAAAAGACAATGGAAAACTGTATAGAGTTTAAAGTTCCAAGCTTAGTTGATGTAGCAATTGGAAAGAGTTGGGGAGAAGTTGAATAACAGATATGCCTTTTAAATGTGAAGAAAGAAAAAAAGAATATCAAAAAAAATATTTTAAAAAATGGAGGTTAAAAAATGGTAAAATACTTTCTAAAATTAAACATAAATATCTGAATAGTGAAAAAGGTTTTGTAAACAAATGTATTTCATCAATGTTTACTCCGAGTAAAATAAAACAAAGAGGGTTTGTTCCTGAATCTACTAAAAAAGAAATACTAAACTGTTTTAATCAATATATTAATAAATGGGGAAGAGTTTGTTTTTATTGTTTTGAACCTTGGACTTATAAAAGAAAGAGACATAATATAGGTCAAGGTAGGTCTGTTAGAAAATATACACAAAATATGAAAAATTTTTCTATAGATCGTCTTGATAATAATAAAACTTATAGCATTGGTAATATTATATTTTGTTGTACTAATTGTAATTCAAGTAAAAATAGAATATCTATTAAATTAATAAAACGTTTAAATGAAGTAATAAAGGATAGAGGATTGTAATGAAACCTATACCAACTAAAATAGATGGAATTCAATTTAGAAGTAAATTAGAAGCAAGGTGGTATTTATTTATGAGAAGATTACAATGGCGTATTGAATATGAGCCACAAGAAATAGAAGGTATAGATGGTTGGATACCTGATTTTATAATTATTGGTAAAAATAAAAAAATACTAGTAGATGTTAAACCTATTTATTCGCTAGATGAATGGAATAAGAATCATCCAAGTTATAAAAAAATATTAGAGTCAGGTATTAAAAATACTAAATATGAACTTTTAATATTAGGGGCATCTTTTGATTTAGGAGGAAACGCTTTTGGTATTCTTTATGAGCATAATGATCTTTATGATGATTACTTTATATCTTCGGAGACTGTATTTACTAGATATGAGGGAAGATTTGGATTTTTACCTGCTTCATTGGGCTGGGACTGTAGAATTACTGGTCAGTATGGAAAAATATATGTTTATGAAAATGATGATAAATATAAATGTTTAGAAAACACTTGGAATGAATGTGGAAGTCAACTTCAATGGAATAAAAATGAACAAGAATAATATTACAGGGATCACGGTTCTCGGGCCTTTGAAAACAATACACCCACTATATCAAATATTCGGTGTAAGATTAGAGATGATTAATTTTGATAATATAATTAATTGTGAGCATAAAGAACATGCAACAGATCTTAATGATTCAATAGAAGATATAGGATTAATTTGTCCGATAGTTTTATCAAAAAAAGATAATAAGTATATCATAGCCGATGGTTGTAGCCGATATAATTTTATAAAAGAACATGCAAATTCTTCAATTTGTTATATAGCAAAAAATGTAAATGAAGAAAAGTTTTTACAGCAAATGAATAAAAAAGTATTTAAACTTCACAAAGAAGAAAAAATAATAAGAAATTTTGAATTTTTATTTCAAGACGATATTGTTGA